GGAGTCTCGAAGCATTTCAAATCTTGCGGTCGGATCGGTTTCCATCATCAAGTCCATGGCATTCACCATGTTGCCGCCTAACGCAGCATTCAGTTTGCCGGCTTGCTCTGCGGCGCCCTCAAAAGTATCAAATTTCTCAACAAGACCCAAAATCTTTGGGATCTCCATGCCGGTAATCTTTGAAGCGAGTGCTACATCTTTAAACGCCTGCACACCTTGATCGCCAAATTTAGCGAGGGAGCTTCCAGCGCTCGCAAACTCCGAAGCCAACTTTGATGGTGCAACCCCAAGGTCCGCGGCATGGGCGCGCAATTCTAGCATAGTCTCATCTGCTGCCTCCGCACTAACTCCCAACATCTTAGTTGCCACCTGCACACCTTGGGCAAAATCTTGAGTGCTAACGCCAAGTTTAGATAACACGGCGCCCGTTTGGGCTAAATCATCGCGATTATCCTTGCTAATCATCGTAAAATCAGTGAAAGTCGTAAATAAGTCCTGTGTGGCTTTGCTTGCGTCTTCAATACTTACACCATAGCGCCTTGTTGCTTCCCATGATTCTGTCAGGCCGCGCGCAAGGTCTTGCGAGCCGCCGGTGGCCTTTTTAAAGGCATTTTCAGCATCATATAGAGCAATTGCTGTCCCAACGATACTATCAACAAAAGCTGCCGCGGCTTTGACGGCTAACTCTTTAACGAAGAGAGCGGCCGCCGCTTTTCCTCCCATCAAAGATTTGCCAACTTTTCCCAATGCAGCAGTGAAACCTACCGCCTCTTTGGTTTTAAAAGCCCCTCCAAGAGAAGCGCCAAGTTCTTTGGCGGCCTTGCTTCCCTCTGATATACGATCCTTTTGTAGCTTAAGAAGCTCAATTTTTTTCTCAAGTTCCTTTCTTCTATCGGGGTGGGTTTCAATCTTTAACTGTTCTTTCAGCTGATCGATAATGGAGTCATTTAACTCCTGTTGACGCTGAAGACGTGTTTCTAAGTTGTGTGCTTGTTCCACGGCGGCGCGCGCACGGTCTACTTGTTCTTCGGCCAGGGCCACGAGCGCTCGTCTGCGCGCTTCTTCGTTTTCGAGAGTGAGCAGTTCCTCGTTGCGCAGTGCACCGGTCTGCTTCACAAGTTCAAGTTGCTCGGCAGTGAGATCCTTAATAGATTGGCGAACTGCTAGCTGGTTATCGAGAGCAACAAGTCTTTGAGCTTCTTCTGCTGCATCAAATGGTGGCGTAGGCATTAAATAAACCTCTTTGAGTTAACTAAACGTAAATAGTTTCCCACAAAAAAAGACGAGGCTATGAGCCTCGTCTATTCTTGGCTGCCAGCTGTGGTGGTGGCGAAGGTTGATTGTGTGCGCTTAATGTTTGAGAAGTGCTCGTTCCCTTCGACGCTCTCGAGATGGCTTCATTCTCCGTCTCCAACTGTCTCAATAGTCTTTCCACGAACCATTTTCGAAGTCCCACTGGTAAGTTATATGCTTCGGAGAACGACCAGCCGCCTGAATATTTTAGAAAGAAGAACTGCTCATACACGTTCTCCATATAATCATCGGTCAGGCCAAAAAAAGTCCGCAGTGAGCGGCACCTCCAGGGCGCTCTGGAATTCACACTCGCTGCATATAAATTGCTGCGTAAGGTCTACGTTTGGTGCCGCGAGCTTGTAAGCATGCCTTAAATGTCGCGAGTCAAGGGAGGGGATGTTTTCAACTAAGTAATTAATAGCATCTGCAGAAAAGTCCCCATTCACAGCTGTCACAATATTAACAATCTGACGTGTGACGCTTCTCTCATGCGTTTTCTGTTTACGGTCAGCCTCAACACCATTTAAAATTTTCTTTTCATCCGTTCCCGTAAGCAGCCGAAAAGTTACTTCGACTTCTGTTTTAGGGAGAATGATGTTAAATGTGCCATCGTTATTGCCCTTAAATTCTATCTCACCTCCTTCGGTACCGTGATATATCTGAGCCTTATTTAAATCAAATAAGTAATCTTGAGCGACGGCGCAGGCGGGGCATGTTACTTGTGTTTCATACTCGCTTCCGTAACCAGAAACTCGAGTGGCTATAACGATGGCATTTTTATCGCCTATAAGAAGCGAATCGGGGTCGATACGCTTATCTACAATTATATTCTCGATAACTCTATCAAGAGCAACTCCTTTTTTAAGGAGAGTTCTCGATGTAAGCATATCTTCTTCTTTCGCCGTCATCTGGCGAATTTCAATGCTTTCTTCTGCATGCAGTGGGTGGCCTGGGGGATAAAACTTGCCTTTGGAAGGAAGTTCTACAAACTCTGTTGGAACAACGAAAGAAAAACCTCCTCCACCTTCATTTTGCATCACTTGCGGTGGGGGGTTTGTATCGTGTTGTTGAACGCCACCCATGCGTTCTCTATTTCGTGACAATGTACACCTCTTTTATTTTGTTTATACCTTGAAGAATTCTGTTCCGCCATCACCAGCGCTGAGGACAGAGCCGCCGGCGAACGTCTGGATTCGGGCCCAATCGTATTTAATAGTAAGTGACATTTCAGTCAAGTCGTCTGTGCCGTATGCTAGATCGCCGTACTTTACTTCAGAAATAAATGAGTTCCAAAGTGTCCACTTTTCTAGTTCTGCTCCATTCGAATCAATCTGTGTGACAATAATTGTGCCAAGGGCGCCAGCAGCTTTTGCCTTGGAAATCGTACCCATTTGATCCGTGGTGGCGTCTGTGGGGGGAGAATATCCAGATTGTACGAGAATGTCGGAAAGAGTTGCGGACATATCGGGCTCAACGGGATCGACTAGCGTAACAGTCATGTCCTGCCACGTTACCTTGCCGGGATACTTAAAAACGTGATTTAGATAATTATGCTCCACTGCGTCAACCGTAAAACTGGGCTTAGATACTGTCTTTGCATACCAAAGTGTAGCACCTCCCACCGGAGAAGCAATCCCCGAAAATTCTACATAAAACCTAAATTGTCTCTTGGGATCTTTTAAAGTGGTATCTTCACCGAAATTTGTTGACCAGAATGGCATATTTGAGAACTCCTATGTCTATTTTTAAATAGTAGGGTGGGGGAAAAACCCCCACAACTTTAATCTTCGAACGAGGCCCCCGTGGACATGATAACAAAGTCAATGGCAATGTATTCAATGGCCCGGGCAGGCTTAATCATGATCTTTGCATACAAAATGTTCTGGTCAATAAGATCTGGAGTCGTTGTGCTTTCGTCAAGAATGAGACGATAGTCGGTGATACCAAATCGAACTTTCACGTTGGCTAGGAACGGTTCAACCATAGCGATGAACCGGTTCCATGTTGCCTGAACGTTTTGCTCAAAGAGAATCTTAGTAGAAAGAATGGAGATTTGCTTCTTCAAGAAAATAACCAGCCTTCTCACGTTGATTCTATCAAGAGCGGATTGGCGCTCTTGGAGCGTCTTCTGACCGAAGACGACTATTCCATTGGAGGGAAAAGATGCGATGGGGTTAATATTGCTCTCATAAAGAGTATCGCGCTCTTTAGAAGTGAGGCGTTGTGTAACACCCGTTACGGGGATACCGGCGGCGCCCTTTGTAAGGCCACCTCGGTTAAAGCCCGCCGGCGCAAACCATAGCTCTGATTTAGCCTCGGAGCTAGCCAAAACGCCCATCATAGCAACACTGGGTGGAATCCATAACATGGCGCCAGTAGCGTCATCGCGCGTTTGAACCCATGGATAGAAGGTCGCACCATAACTGGAGTCTATAATTCTATCTTTCAAAGAGTTGGCAGCTTGTGTTGGCGTGGTTGTAATTCTATTCTCCTTGGAAGACTTATAAGCTTCATGAGGAGGAATATAGACATCCGGCAGGTCAATTAGCGCCAAAGAATCAGCGCGATCTTCACAAGTACGAACCATATGCGTAGTTAGGGCGTTCTTAGTTAAGCCCGGCACTGCCAAGAGGTTCATATCAACAAACTCAGGATCAGCCACAGTGTCAATGGCGCGCTTGTAAGTGTGATAAGTATAGCTGGCGTCTTCGGTGGATCCCATGCCTTCATTATAGAGTGGATCTGGCTTCATAATATCGAAGCCGTCGAAGCCGCCAAAGAATGGAGCAGTAAACTTATTGTACCCAGCATTCAATAGGTCGCCCAAAGATGCGGATGTCACAGATGTTTCTGCGGCGCGGGCGCCCGATAGGTGATAATAAACACCAGTGCTTCCCGTCTTAACGTTATCAAGGGTAAACACATAAGCATAATCATCGACACCAGTATTTGTGTAGCGACCAATTGGATTCTCACCACCACCAGCAGTATAGCCGGAATAAAGCACTCTGTGGAAATCACCGATGCTGTTGTCACCCACCGTAGAAGTGGACGTTCTGGTGGTCTGCATACCGAAGTACGCGTTGCTTTGATCGCTTAGGCCGCCATCAGAAGCTGATTTCCGAAGTCTCACTGCGGGGAATACAAGAGAACCCGTCATCGAGCCTGCGCCCGGGCTGAGGCCAAGCGTCGAAGCGTCGAGGCGCATGCCCCCAGAGAGATAAATAACGACCTGCGATGTCGGTGTTTTCTTGTGGGCCGTGATGTCGGCGCCGCCTGTTACGAAGAACTTAGCTAGCGTAGAGCCGTCACCATGCTGAAAGCCCGGATCCGTCGCGCAGGCGCCCGAATTGTTAAGGTCATATACCGCTCTAAACCGTGGAGGTCCAAAATAACCAAATGGGAGAAGCGTAGCGTCAGTTGCACCAGCATCGACGTCGTTGTTCATTTGAACGTAAACGAACTTAGATTGGTTGTCATATTCGCCATAGCTCTTTAGCCTCTTATCGGTTGTGGACCATGCCATATATTTGTCGCCAATTCGGCGTGCAATATAATCTGGTGACGTGGGGTCGAGATTCAAGTTATCGTAGCGCTCCAATATAATAACAGCGCTGTCTGTGTCTTTTATGTCTCGAATAAGCAACGAGAATGTGCCGTATTCATTTGTCGTTGTGGTAGACTGGCGGACGTTGGAAATTGAAACTTTGCAGTTTTTGTGTAACCATTCGCCATGGCCACGGCCAACGAGTCGGAAAAGTTTCTGCGCCCTAAATGGAACATATGAGGCTGCAGCACCCAAGTCTTGGCCAATAAACCAGCCGGCTTTTGCTTCCGTTGATGCATTGGACTTCATATTATGTGGGCCCTTCGAAACACCGCTGCCGGCAGCGATTGCCAGCATGCAACCAAGAGCGCCAGACGTAAAGCTGTTATCTCTTAATTCCTGCTCAAACGTTTCGCCAAGCCAGTAAGATTTAGCAGTCGCGACGTTGTTTGAATAAAACGAAGAAGCGCTCACAAGCTGTGGGTTTGTGTTAAATACCTTGCGCACAAATGTACCTTTTGAATCATCAAATCCAAATCTGATTTTCTCAGGCTGACCAAGGGGGCCGCTAACAACAAGTGTAAAGAGGTTGTCTGCGTCTGTTCCAATTACAGCGTTATTGCCGCCAGTGAGGTAGTTGGTGCCGTCGCTGTCGCCGCCCGGCATGTCCCCGCCATAAACTGCTCCGCTAAGGTATATCTGGGCTTGGTTAACATACCAAATGGCAGCAAGGCTTCCTGTGCCTAAGTTTCTACGTGGGGCCGCACCAGAAGTAAACAGCCAGAGGCCGTAAGCGCCTCCATTTGTGTCTGGGGCGCCGCTGGGGTTCTTAAAAGTTTTCCAGCCGGCGGCTGCATCTCCACCGTCATTGGAACCCTGCGAAGTTTGCTGTCCCAACAATCTAATGTAAGTGACGGGTGCCACACCTGCGTTCAAGAAGGCTTTTGCAGCATAAGTTCCATACATTGGAGACTGGTAGTTGCCATCACGATATATGTCGCCGCCAGCAAAACCGGGGGCTGTATCTCCAAACATTTCGACGAAATCTGAGTAAGATTCCACTTTTACGGGCTGCATTGCAAGGCCGCGGCGCGATCTTCCAATCACTACTGGACCAATTATGTCTGGCCTCTTTGGTATAAAGGAGTTATCAATTTCGTTGATAAACACTCCAGGAGATACAAATTTAAAATTCTTAACTGACATTCTCGTGCTCCTCTTGTCAAAATAGGGGTAAATGACGACGTAATCATTAATTAAGTAGTATTTTTAATCCCAAAAGGATCTCCTGAACTAAAGAAAAAAGTCGTCATTACCCTCAGGAACTACCCCTTCATTGGGAAAAGTTATTTCAACAACGTTCTCGTGAATTCTTACAATTGGTCGATCATCGTTGTCGCCTTCGCCTATAAGATAGCCCAATACTTTAATTGTAATCTCAGAACTGTACATTCTCATATCCTCGCCAAGATTGTCGACATTGTTGGAGTGTGTAAAGCCTTGGTCGATAAATCCCTCGTATAAATGACCGTTTCTCGTCATAGTAAAAGCATTGATCTGTCCAGTACGACCGATAAACGGCGTTATCATTTCATTCATCTGTTGCTGGTACTCTGACTTGATTGTAATCTTATAATCAATGTTTACATACACAGGAATAGGAATAGAAAGGCTTTTGATGACAACCTTTTTGTTAACTCTCGGATAATAAAGCTGCTGCTTTCCGCCGGTGTCTGCCTCACCTCTTGTGCCTGCAGCTGCTGCAAAATTTCTAGTCTTGTCCTGAACTATCTTTTTGGCAATGACAAGGCGCCCACTGCGGCCATCTTTATCTTCGGAATACAAGTGAGCCTGAAAAGAGCCCTTTCTCGCGGGGTCTTTGGTGATTCCGGTGCGCTCTATGCTTATTAATGGCAATTTCAATGCGCCCCCATCATCTCTTAGTTCTTTTTCGTTTTTAACTTGAAAAGAGCGCTCTGGAGTTTGCCAGAGTACGGGAACATCCACAAAGCCTTCATTTGTATTGGCTCTCGGGCTTAAATCTTCCTTTAACCACGAAGTAATAGCATAATCTATATTTTCAATACTAGAGACCAACATCCCCAGTTCTTTTAATGTAACCGTTTTTTTATCAGTGGGAAGCATTGCAAAGTCAAAATTCTTAGGTAGCATCGAACAACCCCTTTCTGGCTCTCTTGCAAACAGCAGATGTTTCAAAAATGTGATTAACTTGTCCGAAGAGCTGTTTGTTTTGAACCAACTTCACGATTTCATAGTAACTCTCGCCATATAAGACAAAATCACCCTCTCGGATATACATGTTCTGGTCTTCTTCTAATCTTCTGTTATGGAAGTGGACATTAATTTCCCAAACCTTATCGATGCCAGCATTCGCCATATATTCCGTTTCAAAAGTTGTAAATTCAACAAGGGCATATACCCGAATGGGAGGTAGAAAGGTTTTTTTAATGGCCTCGCCATATAGCTCGTGAAAATTCGTTTTTTCTAAGTCAACGGGATAATAAAGAATCTGTTGGCCAATTACTTTTTCAATTAACTCGTCATTAACCTGTTTAACGAGGTCTCTTTCTTTTTTACCAAGAAATAGGGGTGGGGGAGGCGCTTTTGGTGTGCTCCATTCATCCGACATCATGTATTACCCCACAAAAATTGGCAACGGAGAGTTCTTAAGAACTTCGGTCGCCGCATTAGCCTTTTCACCATCCAGTTTCACGAGTTCTGTATATTCCATTTCCTTCAATAGCTCTCTTAGCTTGTCTCTCAACGAAGTTTGCTCTTCTTTGGCTTGAGAAAGCAATTCCGAATGATTTAGAGTGACGCTATCTCCCGGAATAGGTAGTGTGCTAAACTTTCCTCTAATTTGCCCCAACATCTCTTTGCATAAGGCAAGACAGTATTTTCGTATCCACTGTTTACCAATGGCGTTTATATTTATATACGGAATATTGTCAAATGGGATGGTATTAACGTTATTCACGCCGTTTACACCAGATCTATAACCACTTTCCTCATCCCATGCGTCTGTTTCGACATAAAACCTAAACCATATCCTTTCAAGGGGCGCAAAGTCCCAATAACTTGGATCTGGGTATAACCTTAACTTATTATTAATGATCTCATAAGAATAATGTGATGTTCTGGTATACAATGAGTCCTCGTACATGATGGCTTGCATTTTATTCTGCCAAACAGGAATAATTTCAAAAGTAGAATCATCAGAAAATTGGCCATATGTCGAGTAGTTGCCAACCACCCCCAGGCCTCCATAATACCCATAAAAGCGCCACATAACACGCGGAGATTTATAAAAGACTTGTGTAACGACGATGCGCTTGTCGCCCGCTACACCCTGAAAAGGAACGGCGCCACCAGCGTCGTTCTCACCCGTTGCGGATGATGCAGAGATAATAGCCTGCAAATCATAATCCTGCACTCCCACCGTTGGTGAGAAGGAAGCCGAATACTGCGCAGACGTGCCTCCTAAGCCCCCCACAGACATCATATTTTCGCCTACATTGCGTGTGTATTCAAATTTAAATCTTGGATATTTAAGTCCTACTTTTTGACCGTCTAAGCTGGATGATAAAGTGCAATCTTCTATCTCGCCGCGATGATCGAATGTGCCTGTGGTATTACCAAGTGCATCCGAAAGCGCATTCTTTCCTTGATGAAGATTGATAATATATGAATATTCTAAAACAGCTTCTTCATAAGCAGCATATACATTAGCTGGCGTTAACTCAATATCTACGACGTCGCCACCAAGTTTCTTATAAACATATGCAACCTGGGCACTAGCGCCCGTTAGAAATTCTAATGAGCCTGTATACATCCCAAATGGTACAGCCGTGGCGACGGAGGCGGCTGAACCGGTTTTAGTTAAAATTATAGCGCTAGTTTGAGACCTTGGATCGAGATTGGTTGGCATCTGTGTATATCTCCCTCTTTAATTAGTGAGTCGCCACACAAAACCCCAGATGGGGACGGCGTTCTTTTATAAAGAGAGATATTTTATATCTTTGTACTTTTAATCGTTCTCTTTGCTGTGCTCTTAGTCTTTTTAATTTTCGGGGTAGTTTCTGTCTTAAGCTTAACCGTTTCGGTTTTCTGCTCTCGTAGTGTCACCTTTGGGGCGTCCTCGATAATAGTAACAGACTCTTCACCCTCTTCGACCTCAATATTTAGAAGCTTCATACGAGGATGATGAGAGTGCTTCGCTCTAAACTTTGCCGTACCTGCATTAATTCTTCTTTTCTTTCCCATGGGAATTCTCCTTTGTGATATAGTAAATAGTACTATTCTTTCGAAACCGAAAATCTCAAAAATTTGGAGGCGAAAAAATTCGGCAGATCGTGGTTTTAAAAGAAAAAACCCCCTTCCGAAGAAGGGGGCCCGAAAAACGGAAACGAACTTAATCGCCAACGTAAATCTTAGTTATCAGCAGTTGTTCCAGCAGCACCAACAAGATGCACAGTGCCGACAGCAGTGGCGATATGTCCGCTGAGGTGCCAGTTGGTACCATCACACAAAACATGCATGCGCAGCCCTTCCGCCGATTGAGCAACAGAGCCATCAACAGTTATCGATGATATACCGCTAAATGCATCTACAGTACTATTAGCTGCCAATGTAATAATGCCGCCATAAATATCAGCAGCATCTTCGGCAGTCTGAAGGATGAAGTCAGCATCATCATCAGAAGCAACAGTAAAGCAAAAATCATAAAATACGCCTGCACTTGTACTAGTTGCAGGAAGACTATATGTAAGATTGTTGTCTACTGTAGACATGTCTACCTGGAATAATGTTCCCGATTCGGTGGCGAGAAGGGTCCTCGATGCAGCAGCTGCATTAGTAACCGATTCCACTACCCGCTTCTGTCCTTTGAACGTCGTTCCGTTCCACGCGATCTCTCTCTTTAAATTCTCAATTAATGCTTGGGTTCTCGCCAAGCCTACTCTTTTAGTTCCCATTATTTATAACCCTCCGTTTATAATCATGTCATCAAACATGGGTAAATCTCTCGATTCATCTATAAGTAGTCTTAGACAAACGAAAGCCCCCGCCAAAGACGGAGGCTTTACGTTTATTTGCTATTTAGCTAATTTAGCTAGTAGCGCCTGCTTCACCAAGGAGTCCGCGTACAACGACTAAGCCGTACATATCAGGACGAACCATCTTCTTGGCATAGCGAGTCATCACGCCCTTACGGGGCACGAAGTCCTCTGGTCCAAAGATGG